TTTATAAAAGGTTTTGACTTTCTTCCAACCGTTTTCAGTTATTAAATTTATGAGTGAATTTGAAATTCTGCTTCTGTAACTATTTTTTCAACGTATGCCATCTATTTCACGCTCCTAATCTCTTAATAGTTGGTAATTAAGCCATATAGTTTTTTTATCTGCGGATGCATTGTGGTATTCGAACTTTACTTCAGCATTAGCAGGTATAGGCTTTACAACGGAGAAATTAAATCCCTCCGGCACATCTTTTACATAAACTTCTTTAAATACTTGCTGGCCATTAATAAATAAATTCCAATAGTCCCTATCACTGTAATGAGAAGCAGCAACAGAAAAAGCAATCATTTCTGTTTCGAATGGCAATGAAAACTTATCTACATGAATCTCATCATGAATACCAACTCTTCGCCCTTGTATGAATGGCTCTGTTTTTGTCGGGAAGTAAGGCGCGTCGAATCTTCCACCAGCCATATAATTAATTGTAAAACTCATAAATACGCCCCCCTTATCTTAAAAAGTGCAATTCAAACCACACTGTTTTATCAAGAATGCCTTGGTTATGGAATCGGAATACAATTGTGTCTCCTGCTTTAACCGCTTTATAAACCATAAAGTGCATCCCTTCCGGAAGACGCTTTGTATAAATATCTTGGCAAACAGTTTGTCCATTCACGATTAAATCCCATTTATCATCTAATTCGTAAATGGAGGAACTAACACTAATTGCGTAAATCTCCATGTCTGCAGGTAATATATATTTCACTTCATCCGTTTTATATGATGTGGAATCCATAATGAATCCAGGTACGAATGGTTCTGTTTTTGTTGGATGAAAAGGTGGATCTAATCGACCACCGGCTAAATAGGTTGTTTCAAACAAGAGTAATCACCCTTTTTCTTGTATTAAAAAATTCCCGTGCATCATTACGACACATCGGGAATTGTTAAATCAGATAGTATACCGTTACCTTTATTAAGAAGTCTCGGCTGCACACGCTCTAATTGCTTTTGTGCATTGTATATTAATTGTATCTCCATTTCTTTTCCTGTTACTTTATGAGAGACAAGAACCTTTTCTAGCATGCTGTGTGCATTAAAAGCTAAATCATAGTGTAAATATTTATCTCCATCGACTGCAGATAAACGAGCACCATCACGAATAAGCGTATATCCTTCGGTCATGCCTTCTTTAAATACGTCATTTGGATCATTACCAGGTATTGGTTTTCCACCGCTGTAAAATTCCCTATCAATTAACCCTTTCATTAAATACATAATAGGATCATATAAGTTTTTTTGCATTATCATTGAATCACCCCTAATTTACCCTCGTAACAGACCAAGTTTTTGCTGGTCGTTGGATATAATAGTGATCTTTGTTTTGATTTACCCGAGGAAATGATAAATCNGGTAANGAACCATAATCAAACAAGATATTATTTTGCTTATCTAGTACTTGCAAACGTCCTGTAAGAATNCCTTTAGGNTTCCGAACNGCTTCAAATACGATAATATTCACGCCATATTCAAGCGGAATATCAACATACGTCGGATTGTTTCGGATGAAATAATTTTCTTCGATTAATTTATCATTACAGTAAATATTTAATAAATCGCCATCCTCTACATCCCAATCCCAAAGTTTTAAACGTAATGTATCTACATTTACTGTAATACCAGTTATATCTGTATATGGAGCTGGTTCATACCCATAGTTAACAGATAAATCTAAAGTTTGATAGAATCCATCATCTGCAGATATCATGGTATTAATTCCTTTAACAAAGTAGTTCCATTGTTGCCCAGAATCTCTATTGTAAACAGAAACCACATCGAATAATTGAATCCTTGGATCTCCAATGACCGCTACAGTTAATGTTCTGAACTTCTGGATTGCTTTTAAATGATAAGCTGCAGCAACCGCTCTTCTTGCAAAAAACGTTGTCGCCCAGGGAACTTCTATCATTTCCTCTCGTAAATCACCCTGCGATACATTTTTTAATAGAAACGAATTAAGAAATCCGTTTGCATAATCTCCACATTTAACAACAATGCTATTACTTATATCCTGGTCAGTTAGCTGCATATCTAAAGAGATAAGGTTTTCGCCTTCTCTAAAACTAAACTTTGCAGGCTCATTAATTGCATAGTCTGGCATTTTCATAAATGTACAACTTCCGTCTGGTTCGTGTTTAATATAATGGAATGTTGTATCTATGATATCGCGAACAATCTCATCCCATTTTTGAAATCTCTTTCCTGTTGCTCCTTCAATAATCCAGCTTTGATTTGTACCGGAATGTTTACCCTACTTCCGTGTAATGTAACTCCTGCTTTTTCAAGGAAGAATTTCACTACATCATACACATTACCGGTAGGTGCAACAATTTCATCTGATCCCCGCGTTGGAATTACTGATTTTTGTAGAACCTTTTTATAAGATGTTGTGCAGGTAACTGATATTGTGCCGCTTTCGGCATTCACCTTTACGTCAGATACAAAACCATGTATATACGGTAAAGCTTCTTCACCATAACCGATAGAAACCTTAAATTCAGTCTGCGGATATAGTTGGTTTGTGTTTGTTACTTCACTGTTGTAAAACCATTCTTGAATGGAAGAAAACTTACCATACCAGTTATCAGGTGCCATTTGCCCATATTCATTAGCAAAGGTAATAGAAAATGTACTTGCGAACTGATCTGCGTTCTCCTGCACTTCCAGGCTCACTACACGATGTTGTATTTGTACATAAGAAGAAGATTCTCTTTTTTTCATATAAACAATTAAATTAGGAGCATTATTCCCCACTTGGAAATAGCTCCCCAACATTCTGATTAAAGAAATAGATCCTTCTCTCACATTCCATCAACTCCAATACCTGCTTGTGACATAGATATTAATTTACACTTTGCTATTACTAGTGTTCCTTTACGTATTGCATCAACTTCATTAGGTGGAATAATACCACCATAGGTACCGTAATCACCTGTAATAATATGAGGGCGATATATTTCACTCATGAACTCACGCCAATGACTGATATCATTGAATAAAGCAGTAAATTCTACTTCACATCCTTTATTACCAGTACTTTGGTAACGAGGATATCCATGCATAACATTGTAATTTTTTAATCCGTTTAAGGATTTAGGCATTTTCGTTTGTTCAATCATTGCAATTGTAGGTATAGGTCCATATGCATGATAATAAACATCACGCAAATAGGCTACGTCAGAAGAACCGTAACCGATTGTTGTAAATTCAATTGTTTGTGGCCCTGCACCAACAAAAATTTCTCTTGCTTCCCAGGCATAAGCACCTCTTGCTCTAAATTTTTCAATACCATTTACTCGAACAATAAAATATTTATCTGGTAACATACCATCAGAACCAATAGGAACTTGGGACATAAAAGAAAAATTATATGTCCCAGGCCATGAAAAATTAATAGTATATTTAATTGTACTTTTTAATTCTGTAACATCCCATAAGAGATGATATGAACCAGCTCTTCTATGCAATGTTTTTAATATACTCATACATTACGCACCGCCATTCCCATTAGATCATCAGCAACTACATTTTGTAGTAATTTTCTCATTTTCACAAAATCCTCTGCAGTTTGCAATTTTTCAACAGCAACTTTGAATGTAGCATTTTGAATTGTAACACCTTTATCTGTTTTCTTTTCAACAGAAGAGTGCCCAGCAAATGGATGTGCAGATTTTCCAATCATATCAGCAGAATGTGCCCCCATTTGTCCAATTCGGGTAGATACATCCGTTACTAGTTGCATCGGTTTCGGTGGAACAACCGCTTTATTTAACAATCCAGAAGCCTTGTCCACAGCCGGGATCATTTTTTCCATCCCTACACCAAGACCTTCTGTAATATATCCGCCGTACTCCATCATTAGACGCGAAGGAGATTTTATACCAAAGAAACTTTTAACTGCTTTTGGTATTCCGTCTACAACGCCTTTAGCTTTATCAACAACCCAGCCAGCCATAGATGTCATACCTTTACCAATACCAGCAATAATATCTTTCCCCCAGCTTACAGCGTCGTTTGCTATCCCCTTAACTATAGAACCAACTTTACCGAATACATCCCTTACTGTATCAACAATGCCGTCAAACGCTCCGACGATAGCTTTTTTAATTGCTGCAAAGTTACTTACTATGAAATCTCTAATAGCACCAACAACACTAAATATTGTGTTTTTTATCTTATTAAAGTTATCCACCACAAAGTTAACAAATGTCCGAACAGCAACTATTATTGTTTCTTTAATAAAATTCCATGCGGTTACAATAATAGACTCTACGATATCCATTACAGTCGTAATTGTGTTTTTTATAAAATGAAATGCTGTAACCACAAAATTCTTTATAGTCTCTAATACAGTTATAAAAACTGTTTTAATTACATTCCAAATCGTAGAAATAACCGTCTTTATTCCATTCATTACAGTTGTAATTATGCTATGAATTGCTTGAAACACACTACTTACAACTGATTTTAAGAAGTTTAATACAGTCGTAAAAATTGCCTTTATTCCATTCCACACTGTAGAAATGACGGTTTTTATCCCATTCATCACAGTCGTGATTATGCTGCGAATTGCTTGAAATGCACCACTTATAAATGTTTTCAAAAAGTTTAGCACCGTCGTAAAAACTGTTTTTATAATATCCCAGCCAGTTTTAAAAATATTTTGCCATGTTTTAATAGCAGTAGAAATATAGCTTTTAATAAATTCTAAAGCAAACTTAACAACACTTTTTATTACGTTTAGCACTGTATTAAATATCGTTTTTATTAAATTCCAACCAATTTCAAATGTCTTTTTCCATATGTTGATATACATTGTAATTACAGTAGTAATTATTTTCCATGCCCCGCTAAGTATTTTATCTATAAACGATACCGCAGATTGGAATACTTTTTTTGTTCCTTCCCAAAAACTTGAGAAAAACTTTGACAAACTATCCCATACTGACTTCGCAACTTTAACGATAGCATCCCAGGCTTTAGAACAAATATCACTGATCCATTGCACTGCCTGCTTTGTATATTTCACAATTGAATCCCAATTTTTATACAGCACATATACTAAACCAACCATTAAAAGTATTGCAATGCCCCATGGACTTAATACTAATGAAAACATTGATTTTCCAAGACCAGTCAATATCTGTGCGAACTCACTAAAAACTTTAATTAGTTTTAAGGCATCTTTAATAATCGCCGTAATTGCACCCGGTATTTGCATTAATGTTTTAACTATATTTACAAGGCCACCAATGATTTCACTCGCCTTAGATATAAGACTAGAAACAGATTTGATTAACTCAACCGTTTGCTTCAACGATGGTATTACTATATTGGAAATCTTCACGACTTGTTGAGCGATAGGTTGAATAGTTCCAGCTAAACTCTTTGCATCTTTTTCAGTTAACCCAAGCATATCCTGTAGTTTTTTTTGAGAACCTTCCAAATCGGTAGCAAATTGTAAAGCTTTGCTATTGACTTGTTCTATAGGTTTTGTAACTTTATTTGAAATAGTGTCACCAAACGTTTGCATTTGCTTACTAATATTCCCAAGAGAATCTGCTGATTTTTGGATTTTTTCTTGCATTGTATTAGAGGCTTTTTGCACTCTCTCTTCAAACTTTTCTACACCTTTATATGCCTGATCCGCTTTGTTACCAATCTTCCCAAAAACATTGGTCGCCCCGTTACCAAATTTTTGAATTTGGCCATTTATTTGATTAAGTACTTCTGCTGGTTTTTGAAATTTTTCTTGTATGTTCTTAGAAGCCTTTTGTAAACTTTCCTCAAACTTTGCTAAATCCTTATAAGCTTCATCTGCTTTAATTCCAATTGTACCAAACAACTGGAATACTTCTGTAAACATTCACTCCCCCCTTTCTAACTAGGAAGTTTTTTATTCCTGATCGTCTTCAAACTGAAACTCTGCAATCAGCTTATTTGCATGGTCGATACATTCCTCTTTGGACCAAACTTCCATAGTCTCATTTTCTTCCCCATCCGACGTAGATTCCGTAAGTCCAAAAGCTTGCAAATAGTCCTGAAAAGTTGTTCCTTCTTCTAATTGCCTTGTTTGAAATCCAATAAAGGCCATCTTTTTCCATTCATTTAATTCTTCTTGCTGCTCTTCCTGACTAATAAAAGAAAATAAGTCCATTAAACGAGAATACGGTATGGATAAGACATAATCATCTGTCCATCCATACCGTTTTTGGACTTTATCAAAAGCCCTTAGCATATTTTGCTCTGTTTCTTCTATGTATTTATTAGAGTCATTTTCTACATTTCTTGTTTGTTCCACTTGAGACTTTGAGATTTGATTAGACCCTTGACCTGATTGAAAAAAGACATTAAATCTTCACTTTCTAATAATCCTTCAATAACTGCTACCATAGCTTCTGGTGGTAACTGATCGAATTCTTCACGCTTAATCTGTAATAGACTAGAGAAAAATTCCGAAAACTCATCTTCACATTCCGGAATCATAGACAATAATTGAAAGACAAACTCTAAACCCTTTTCTTTTTTTTGTTTTTCAATTTCATTTAACTGTTCTTGTTGCTCTTCATTCATTTGGGCCAATTGAATTTTTTCATCATTTCATTCTTTTCTTTCCCAAACTCCATAAAATCAGTCATTGCATGACGACCAACTTTAGAAATAATCTTAGTAAAACGCCAAACATCTTTTACATTTAAACGTCTCATCTTCATCTTCTGACCTGAAATTGTAATTTCTGTACTATTATGCATCATTTTTTCTAGCATTGTTGTCATATTCAATATCTCCTTTTATAACCTAAAAATAAAACCTACAACTTATTTACTTGTTGTAGGTAATTTAGGTGCTTTTTTCTTTGGTAAATAAATTTCATAAGGGGGTGTATTAGGCGAACTTTCGCTATAATGACCAATAAATTTGCATTTAAGTCCTACAGTTCCTTTACCATCTTTTAAATCAATTTCTACAGAAGAAACTACCATTGCATTTCGGATAACAAAAATAACCGGAATATCACTTCCTGAAACTACACCTACTATTGCAATATCACTATAACTTGCGTCTTTAATTTCATTGGTTGGTTTTACAATGTTATAATCGTTATCAGTCGTACTATCTACATCTACGCCTGGTAGAGCTAACTCTAAATTTTCTTTCGTAAATTCTACTAGTGTAACCTCCATATGTGGTTCATCTTTTAATAGCCATTTTCCGCGAACTAGTTTTCCTAAAACACCATCAATATCAGCATCATAGTATTCTCTAGTAAACCCCACTTTACAGCCACCTGTAGTAGCTCCTAACATCTCACCTAGGTCTTTAACACTTTTAAAACCTTTATACATTACACCCGGTCCAATAACAAAATTATCAGTTGTACCCTCACGTACACCATTAATAAGCTTCCAACTCATTTTTTTCCCTCCTTAATATAATTCCATTCTTCCTACCCGTACAAGAAACTTAATACTAATATGAATAATTGATGGATCTTCATCTGGAACTGTAATACTGCCTGCTCGATGAATTGTAATAATACCAGAATCTCTTAACAATCCCGCTTCTCTGTCTAACAAATGTTCTATTCGCCTTGAAATTACATCCGCTTTTTCATAATCACCTTGGCCACAATATATATCAAAAGTGAGGATCATACGATCAATTACCTCTATATCATCCGGATTATTAGATTCAATTCTCATTACCACATAAGGCATTTTCATATCATTTTGTGCAGTTTGAAATGTTAGAGCGGGCTCTCCTTCATATTTCGATAGATTACTTTGCACAATTGTATCTTTCTCAATAATATTTCTAATTGTTGCAATCGCTTTTGTCGTCATTGTTCTCCTCCCAATGTCCTTTTTAATTCCCCACGCTCTTTTTCAAACGTTTTTAAGAAAAAAGGTCGGGCTTCTACAGTACTTGTACCATTTTCGACATACACCGCTCTTTTTAATTGACTTCCAATCGTTCCTACTACTTCGTTATCTGTAATATGTAAGCCATATTTAATAGAATCTTGTAATTCTCCCGTTCTAGAAGCAAATGTCTCTCCTGGTTTTGAAGCAATATATGTGCGACTCGATCGTGGAATTTTATACTTCACACCATTGTGACTACCTGATACTGTTTGTTTCATTTCTCGTTGCAGTTGATTGCAAGCACTTATAATTCTTTCTACCATCATTTTATTAAGTTGTTCTTTAACCTGTTCTACATTACGTGTAACCATGAACTCCGATGTATTCGTCATTTTATTCCAACAGCTCACAATACAATTCAATATGGTGATTTAAAAATGATGGATTTCTTGGTTCTCCTCTTACCTCAAATACATAATCATGAAAATAGATTACATCATTTGTATGGATGTTATGTTCTGCAGAAGTATAAATTTTAAAATTCGGCTCAAAATTTTGTTTATTTCTTTTTAACCTTTCATTATCTACCGCTGTGTGTGTTGTTACACGACACTTCATTCTTTCATAAATAATGACAGGCTCTTCTTTAAAATTTCCTGCCGGCTGTTTTACCTTTTGATTCCTTTTCACAGTTACTTCATGTATATATAATTCTTCCATATCTAATGTTCACAGCCTATTCTTTCATTCATAATGCTATTAAAGGGTTTCTACTTCGGTATTTTTTTAATACTTTTAAAATCTTTTTATTAACAGTTTCCTCATCTAGCGATTCNATATTTATTTCATATGAATAATCTCCGATATTTGCTGATTTTTTCATATTTTCATATTGTAGATTTGTTCGAATTACCGCATAACACGTCATATCGATGATGCATTTTTTCATTAAAGTCAAAAGCCCATCATAATCTTGTATGGTATACTCAAATTCATATAATTGATTCTCACTTAAACCATATACAGTGCAACCATCAGAAAAAACTGAACTGGTAACTTCTTCTCCAGAACCAATATGGATTACCTTGATCAAATTTTCTGCTCGAAAAGAAAGCCAAGCCAATTTACTAGTTCTAACTTTCTCTTTCATTGGGTTACTTGGCTTACTTCTCAAATAGTTTTTAGTAATCAATTCATATTGACTAATGAGTTCCTGGATTACCGTATCGGGCATTCGTTGAACATTTACCCTGTTCTTTATGTCCTGTACAGTAATTTCCATCCTTCCACCTCTTTTACTTCTCTTTCTTTTTAACCTCTATACTATCTATTAACTTAAAATGTCCTGTACTCAGTAAATAGTTTGCTTTCTCATTTGCAACCTTTTCCTTTACTCCGTTGAAAAAAGTATAGCCATATGCAGTATATGTACCGCCTAATTTTAATTCTATAATCTTCATATACAAATTACCTTACTTAATTCCCAAATTTATCAGGTATATTAGTAAGAATTGCTACTGCGTCCATTTCTTGAATAACTGCATCATCATCCAAATGAATAACATAAAATCGCTTATCTTCCATAACAGCAGATTTACCTTCTACAGTCTTACGAACTCGCGTGTCATACGTATTTACCGCAATAAAGTTTTTAGGATCTGCAAAAATAATTACATCATCTTGAAGAGAAGGAACTGTGACAATTTCATACCCTAACGGCTTATTAACTTGATCCCCTGTACCTAATAACGCAGCATCACCTAAGCCAGTTGAACGAGTTGTTAAATATTCAATCCACTTCTCTCTACGAGCAGGTGACATAATCCACTTTAAACCTTCATTTTTATATTTATTAGGCATCGCCTTAGATAAATTAAAGATTGAGTCTTTACTAAACCCGGCGCTAGCTTCAGCATCTCCCGTTCCCGTCACTAATTTAAAATGATCGACAATATGAGATTTACTTGATTGTTTAATTTGTTTTAACCAGCCATCATTAATTTGAAGAAATGGATCCTCTGAAGTTACATCCCCATTCCAATGAAGGTCTTCAAGGTCAATACCTAACTGAGTTGACATTAATGTCATAACAGTATCTTCATATCCTTCACCTTCGATATTTTCTCGAAGTAGCTCCTCCGTAATCTCCCATGGTAAACGAATAGAAACTGTATCATATTCAACTTTCGACGTTTCTACACCCGCTCGATAGCCATCATCACTATTTTCCATTTTCCTACGTAAAATTCGACCACCGATTGCAATTTTATCTAATTCACCTTTTTTCGCTTTACGAATCTCTTTGCGATGCAATTGAGAAAATGGAGTTGCATCAAATACCATTCGGAAAAATTCTTTACTTTGTTCCGGATATAATAGCCCCGCTTTCATTCCTCCTGTTGTCATTGTACTCTTTTCAATTCGTTCAATACGNGCTAATANTTCTTTATTATTCATAGATTCATTTCTCCTTATCTTTATAGATCTAATCCTACCCATTTATTTACTGGTTTTCTCATCTCGTTTGTTGGTTTGGCATCAGCCCCAAGACTTTTACGAACTTGTGCTGATCGCTCAATTACTTCAAGTCTCTTTGAAATNGGGTCTATTACCTTCTGAATAAATTCACTTGTCTTTTTAGATTCTCTGTCATTTTCTAATTCATTAGTATCATGAGTTGATTCAAGTTCTTTATTTAACTGTTCTTCCAACTCCTGTAATCTCTCNAGAAAAGGACCTATTTCTCTCTTTACAATGTCTGCAATNTCATCTNNATTTTGATCTGCGTTTTTTTGTAACTTATTTTCTTTAATTTGGTTCATCAAAGAAATCATTTCATCAAATTTTTTATCATTTTTCTTATATAAGATTTTGCCTACTTCATTTATGGAATTAATAGTAATATCTTCCGGCGAGAAATCTGTATCACCACCTTCATTGTATTTAAAATGTCCTTCATTTCATCTAAGGTGGAAACCATCCGCTTAATATCTACATTTCCCTCCCAAATCCCAACATAAAATACATCTTCAAACAAATTAAATACCTTTTGCATCTTAGAGTTTTGTTTACTATTTACTGACTGATTATCCATCTCCTGAGTTTGTTCCTCGTCATAATGTGACTTAAAGAAATTAAACATCTTACGAATTACACCTTTCTCATCTTGTGTAAACTCATCCATTTGTGGCATCTCCATTCTTTCTCCAACCCCTCCCATCGAAAAGCCTGTGATTTTCCCTTTTTTGATTTCTTTCCATGTTTCACTATCGTCTACTCGAACAGTCATAAGCCATGTTCCCTTTTTAATATTTTGTTTTCCAACAACCGTATTATTTTTAGAAATCCAGCTTTCTACTACTGTTCCTTTTCCTGCCAACTCGTCATGGTTTTTATCTATGTATCTATATTTCTCTAAAAAATTATAAGCCGCTCTTTCAATTTCTTCAGCCGTCATGATATCACCATGTGCATCTTCTATATTTGGTTCATAAACAACCCCTGTTACAAGTTGTTTTTCATCTTCCCTCTTTAAAATAGGAACATTTTTCAAAACATTAGAGCCATTCATGTTCATACCCTTCATAATTGCAAATGGCCTACCATTAGCCCCCTTTGTTACTAATGAAACATAACTAATTTCTACATTTTTCAATTCATTTGGCATAATATATTCCTACTTTCTAGCAAGACTACTAAATCGAATTTGAATCTTCATTTAAAAATTTATCTCCTTCTAGAACTGGTTCGTATCCAATAACTTTTCGGCATTCATTTCTTGTTAATATACTCTTTTCNTATCCATCTATTGCATATTGCATATCACTTGCTCGATCATCTGTATCAATTTCATTTAATTGAAACTGCCAGTCCAATTCNCCCAACGTTTCTGTAAACTCTTTAAATAATTGTGTATTTAATCGATGTTCTAAAATTTGTTGACCTGGTTCAATAATTGATCTTTTATACATTTCATTCATTTCTTTTGCTGTCGTCTGTCCAAGTGATCCTGTCATAGCCCAACCAATTCTATATGGTGGAACTCGATGAGCTACACAAATTTCCATAGCATTATCTTGGCGATATAAACGAAAACTCGCTTCTTTGACATCAGGCCCTAATTTCTCTAAGCGAGCTTTGGCTCCTTCAGGGACAGGAACAACTGCTAACTTATGATGTTCTCCTTTTGTTTCGACAGAGAAAAATGTTTTTAATTCTCTTTCAACTGAATCATCTATTTCATCAACACCCTCAACAAACAAAACAGCATCTGGAATTGTTTTACCAGT